TAGCAAGACGCTTCTCTAGTTCTTGCTGTACGCCAAAGTATTTTTCTTTATCTACGGCTACCTGCAATTTAACTAGGTAATCTTCAAAAGAAGGAATGTTAATAAGGTCCTGTGACTCTAGGAAGTTATAGACATCAGCATTAAACTCACCAGTCTTGGGTGCATAAACATAACCCATTTCCTTGTAAGTTTCTACAAAGCGTTCGTTCTTACGAATCCAGTCCTTCATATCGCCAGTCATAGCAATAATAACTTTCCACTCTTTTTCAGTGGCAGGAACTGTATAGATTGCTTTATCTGGATACTTGCCCACAAATGTGGCTACAGCAACATCAAACACATTACCTACATCCTCGCCTTCATTGCGAAGTATGCCGTTATAAATATCCCAAAACTCAGACTTAAATCCTGTAATGCCAACTTTCTTTAGGAAATCAGGCAGGTCTTTACTTTCTTTAAAGGTAGGCATACCTGGGCTTACATAACCAAGAAGTGTTCTAGCAATAATAATATTGCTGGTGGAAATCTTTAGTTTCTTTTGATAAGCATACTTTTCTTGTTCAGTAGCAGATTCATCAATACCCATACCAAATGCTTGGAAGTAACGCATAGCCTGCATAACTGCAGTTGTTTGTTGGCGGTCCCATTCTTTTTCGTTAAGGGCTGGATTATCAATAAGAGTACCAGCAGCCTGGAAGAATGTACTTTGAAGCATTGGAACTAAAAAGTTCTTAAAGTTGGTTGTATCAGCAAAGTTTCCTAAACCAACCTTGCCAATAATATCCGTACCTTTAAGTGCTTTAGCCTGCAATTCATCGGCTGTTTCTTCTGAAATAATACCTAGACGTTCAGCAAATGGAACTACATTACCTACAACAGCCTTAAGCACTAATGTACTAAAAGAACCAATAGGTCCTGATAGCGCTGGATAACCAGCATCAGGAGCAAAAGATGGGTTAACCAATCTTAACTTTAAAGATAGGTCATTAAATGTAGGTATATTAAAATCTTCTTTACCAGTCAGTGCTCTAACTACTGGTTCTACGGCAGAATTAATGATTGTATCTGTAGGGAAGATAATGTACTTCTCGCCTTGGTCATCTTCATAAATATCTCCAGCAGCATCTAGCCCTGTGTTAAGTAGACGCATTCTGTAGATAGAGCGCAATGGTTGCTTGCCATAAACGCGGTACAAGCGACGGTAAAAATCTTCAGTTGCTCGGTAGAATCGGGCTACAGAACGAACAGAAATAGCCAGATTGCTTCGCACGTTTGGATTATCTACATACTGCAATACTTCTTCACCAGCCTGTTTCCAAGCCAATTCAGTGACACGCTTTTCAGCGTGTAGTTTGCCAACTTCTTTAGCCTTGCCAGGGTTCATACCTTGCTCTACCAAAGACTTTTCGTATCTTTTGGCAAGCATATTTTGATATGGCTTAAGTCTGCCTTGGTTAGCATCGTATGCAATCCACAAAGCCTTCTGGCGATAGAAACCTGTTACCTGAGCATCCATAACTTCCATAGACCAGTTCTGCCACTTTTGAAGAATCATAGGCAAACCGCCTTCTTCTTCAAAAATTTTCATATCTTTGACCTCGCCACGGCTAACTAAGTCAGTATTGATTTCCCCAATAGGGTGCATATTGATAGTAAGGTCTTCAAACTCCTTAAACGTCATATTAGCAGCAGCGCTTTCCCAAGCACCATCTAAATCTTTATTTGCTTTAGTACGGAAGTCAACTACTTCTTTATGTTTCTGCACAAAAGCATCGTATAATTTTTTGTTATATGCGTTAGGTCCACCGTGGAATGTCGCTCTCATATCCAGCAACATACGGTCTATGTGTAGCCAAGCAATCTGTTCTTCTGGTAGACCTTGTTGACGGCTATAAACAGAAGATGAAAACTTGCTATTAAAAGCCTTGACGGCTTTCTCATTAGTTATAGCATAGCCGCCTATTTCATCAGAATACTTAACGCCTACTTTTTCTAGTAGTTCATTACGTGCTGCAACTAAATCTTCTGGATGGTTAGGTCTTAAAGCATTATGTTTAAAGAAAGCAGTAGCAGGTGAAATATAAATACCTTCAGCAACTGTCTTGCCATTATAAGGAAAACGCAAAGAGTAATTGCGATAATGTGCAATGGCTACTTGTTTTTCAGTCATCTTGCTGACTTGAATAGGTCTAAAGTTTTTAGAAGCAATAAGACCATAGTCTTCATACATCTTGCTTAGATTGCTAGGTGTAAACATTGTGTCTACATAATCAACGTCAATCTTGCCAGAAATAGAAGAACGTGCGGCAAGAGAGTTAACTACTGAATCCATAACCTGCGGATTGTGTTTCATCAACTTACGGATGTTTTCCCACATTTCTGGGCTGAGAGTATCTCCGTATATTTCTTTAGCCTGACGTACTACATCCTCACGAATAAGAGACATAGCAATTTCAGATTCTGGAACATCATACCCGCGTCGTTTAGATTCAATTTTAGCCAAACGCTTAACCGACTCATAGCGGTCAATAGGTGTTATCTTTTGGGTAGGGTCTAATAACTTACCAACACCAGGAATTTTATAAAGTCCACGGCGATACATACCCATAGCACTCTTACTACCAGTGATGGTCTCAAGAACACGGGTAGGTTTAACCGCAGCACCTGTTAAGTACTGGCGAACGTTGTACCACGGTACAGCCATATACATAAACCAGGCTTCATCTATTGCAGAACGAATACCTAGACGTGGGAACAAAGTTTGGTTAGCCCAAAAATCTGTATAAATACGGACTAGATTATTTCGTGTAGCGCCGCCAAGAAGATTCATAAAGTTAATCTTCTGAGAAAGTTTAGAACCTGCGCCATACTGATAAATCAAGTCATATGGCAGTGGAGCAATGCCTTCTACTGCTTGACTTAAATGAATAATTCCTTTACCAGTTACTAAAGGAACATCATTTTCCATACGGAATGCACTAGGATTCACAACATTCGCATAATCCAAAGGTATCTCTGTGCGAGTAGCGGTACCCATACCAAGTTCATTAAACGTACTGGCTAGAATATTAGCCATATGCGCTTGACCGCCATTAGAACCATTCATACCAGCCTTATACATAACGGCTTGATATAAATTGCGGACCATAGTCAACTGATTTTCAGCAGTTTCATCTAAGTATGACTGTGTTAAAGCATCTGCAATACGAGTTGGCAGTACTTCGTTAGCAAGATTACGGAAATCTTGTGCTGTTTTAGTTGCATCGGGACCAAAAAGAATACGTCCTGGGCTACGTGCTAAGGCTGCACCTAGTTTTTCTAGACGGCGTTGAGTTTTAGAAGTATCTCTACCAAGAGTAAGTATCTCACCAATATTAGGATTGATAAGAGTGTCATCAGAATCTGCTACAGATTTAAGAATATCCATAGCCGCTTGGCGTTCTTCATCTACTTTAGCCAAAACTTCGGGGTTTGTCTTAGCAGTAATGGTAGGACTAAAGATAGCACGTGCTGTTTTTTCTACAGTTGTAGCAATTCTGCGTGAAAAACTTGCAGAAGGAATACCATTGCGAACATAACTTGTGCCATCTACACGACTAGTTAATAGTCTATTGAAGTCATCAATATTAGCAAAAAAGTTTTCTGCACCTTTTGCATTAAATGCTTTTACTTCTGGACTAGCAAGTTCTTTAATTATTTCTCTATTAGCAAAATCTGGAAACGATTGAGCAATCTCATTATATGCAGCAGCCTTGGTTGTAGCATTAGGAGCATCGGCATAGTTTTTAATTAGTGGACCAAGTTCATTATCCCAAAATTTTATAACTTCTGGTTGCTGGAATGCCCAGTTAATAGCATCAGAAGCATTGCCATTACGTTCAGCAATTACTTGATAAATATCTGCAAGGCGCTGTCCTTTAGGTTTAAGACCGACTAAAGTCTTTGCTTCCTTGCCAGTCATCTGAACACCACGGATACCCGTAGTTACACCTTTAAGCGCTGGAAAAATACCTGTATAACTTAGTGGGTCAATAGCAGTTTGATAAATACCATCTAGTCCACCAGATGTAAACTTTTTTGCTTTAAGTCTGCCTTCTTTTGTTGTTACATCAAGACCAAGAAATTTAGAGAATTTTACCGCCCAATGATTAGTGTCTACTTTTGGATTATCAGCAACTGATTCTGTAGGAACAAATTTATTAAGTATGTCTCTACCCCAAGAAACCTGAGCATCTATCTTTACAGATTCCATAAACGTATTAAAACGCTTAGGTTGGTCATTCATAAACTGAATGGCGGTATACATATCTTCATCAAACTTGCCGTATAAATCAATGGCTTCGCCAGGAGTTCTACCTTCCGCAATAGCACGGGCTAACGTTGTCATAGCAACGCCATACTTTTTGTTGTATTCTTCTACACGGTCTTGACGCCAGTTGTTCTTGCCATAATAAGTATCTGAAAGAACACGCTTATCAAGAATATTAATACCTTGCTCACGTTTTTGCTCTAACTGGTATGGCAAATTAATTGCACGACCATAAGTTTCTACGGCTCTAAATGCGTTAATAATTGGACTACCAAAAGCCTGAACTACTGCACCTGCGCCTTTAATTACATTCTGTGCAAGTCTTTGCCCTAGACTTTGCTCAGGCATAAATTCTTCACGACTAGGATACATATATCTAATCGCGCTTTGCACATCAGGAGTCAATTCCAAAAATTGCTTACGGGCTTTATCTTTGCTCAACTTCATTAGTGTATTAGCAGTCTTCCACGCTAAAGATGCTTGCGTGACTAATTGCTGTTCACTCGTTGAAAGTTGCGACTGTAAAGCAGCGTTGTAAAAGTTAGGACTAACCTCTGCAATGGCTGGGTCAAGTAATGGTTTACGTGGCATTAACCAAGACCTTTATTCTGAAACAACATCATAAACAATTCTGTGTCTCCAGTAGGGTCGTTTTGATTAATCTTGCCAAGGGTAGTCATAATTGTAGGTTGTTGATACGGCAGGTTAAGTAGCGCAGAATCACCTTTGTTGCTAAAACTTGCACCAGTTAAAATATCTTGGTCAGGAAATTTAGTCTCAGCCGTAATAGGAGTAATATCTAAAGCACCAATACCGATTGATTCAATCTGTGGAGTAGCAGCCATAGGAGCAGCAGCCTGTTGGTCGTAGGTTGCTTGTCCCTGACCTTGAGGTAGACCAGAGATATAACGAATTGGTTGTTGAGAAACGTTAAGGTCAGTACGTTCAGACATAGCACCAATACCAGAAATTTTTTCGTTAATTGCCATTAGTCATCATCCTCATCAAAATCATCCAACGGATTTTTAATTGGGTCTAGCGGGTCAACTATCCAGTCAGGATAACTTGACCTATCCATAGCAAAAGCCATTGCAGTCCCTTCATCAAAACCAGCACGGAGACAAGCGTCATAAACTTCTTTTGCTGCAATAGCCCAGAAATCAATCTTTACTAGTACAGGTTCTTTTGTTGTGCGCTTACGCTTAGGCTGTGGTTTAGCCTTGTTAATTTTTTTACGCGGTGGCATAACTACCTCCGTATAGCAGTTCTGGCGCTAGCGCTTGCTGTCCCACCAGCCGAAAGGCTAGATAGTAATGTTTGTAGTGATGGTGGTTGAGGAGCGCCTCCTGCCAGCGCAGCGGGAGCAGGGGACGGTTGCTCAACCTGAGGAGCGCCAGCAGGAGGTAATTCTGGTGCGAAGACTTCTTCAACTGCATCTTCAATCGGCACACCTTTCTGACGTGCCTTGATGACATCAGCCACCTTCTTAATTACCATTGATGGGTCCCCACCTTGCACTGCCATTTGCGGAATGGCTTGTGTATAGGCTTGTAGAGATTGAACTAGCGACTTACGCATATTCTCAATCTCAATCTTTTCTTGTTCTTGTGTTACGTTAATACCAAACGGCAACTCACGCATAGCAAGGTCTGTTGAAATTAAACCGCCGCCAAGTGCCTGCAACATAAAAATAAGACCCTGTGCTGGGTTAAGTCCTGCCAACATTCCATAGCGGACATCGGCTGAGTAATCCTTCTTAATATCCTTAGACGGCTTGTATGTAATCTGGTATGGGCTACCAGCATCTACACCACGAATAGTTTTCTCATAGTCAAAAAACTTCTCATCTACTTCAAAGCAGACGGAGATAACATCACGTAATGATGAAGCAAAGATAGCCTGAGCAGACTTGACCTGTGTGTCAAAGCCTCCCATAAGCGCCTGCACACCTTGTCCCGTGATGATGCTGGCATCAATGTTTCCTGTACGTCCCTCTGGATAACGTGTTCCAGTACGTAATTCTTGCTGTAGTAGTGCTTGTTCTGTAAATGCTCCAGGTGGAATATTTAAATCAACACGGCGTACACCAGCAGGGTTAGCAGTACGGATAACAGCATCGCCACCCATTTCCAGTTCGTTAACATCTGATGGCAAAACAATCGGAGACTGAACGGACTTTTCCGCTGCTTCCATCGCAAGTAATGCGAACCTATTGCGAAGCAACTGAATACCGAGTACATCATCAAACTGTCCACGCATCTCGCCATCAACTGAAGGACGGCGTGCTACTACAACCATCATCTTGCCAATAGGATTTTTAGCCTGTGACAGTACTAGGTTGTTGCGTTCTGGTACATACAGAATAGATTGCTGGTCGTCATAATAACGAATAACCTCTAACTGTGAGTTCATATCTGACTTGTACATTTCTCTGCCAAGCAAGATATTTGCATACTCAGGGAACTGCGAAGCAAGTTCTCCAGTAGCCATATAGTAGCGTTTTGCAAAGGCAATGCAGCGACCATAGCGGTCAAACTCTGGGTAAGCGCCCACTGGGTTTTCTATGCGGATACGCGGCAGCCCTGCTTCTTCGTCCAATTCTATGATGAATGGAACGAAACCGAATGTGATGTATAGGTCTGCGCCTGTATACATCTGGACCTGAAGGTCTGAATGAGCAAAATAATTAGTAGCAATACGAGTGCGGGTGTCAGCAAACTTACGAGCGCGGTCATTAGCCTGATTCGCTGCCGAACAGTTGACCGACGGTAGAGGCGCCATAACCTCTGAAAGGTCACGTGCAACAATGTCAATAAAATTTGCAACGACATTTGCATCTACACCTTCAGGAAAAAAATCAGGATATACACTTGCAATCTGACCTTTACGGACAGCAAGCACGTCTTGTTGTCGTGCATCACGCTCAGCAGAACGCTCACGTAGGTTTTCTACGCGGGCTGAGATTTGCTCAATAGATAACATTTAGTTCCTATCCGTATGTCTGTTGCCACTGCTCTGCAATGGCTTCGTCTAGATTTACTGAGTAACGTTTTTGTGCCTGTGCTCTAGTAGCCCAACGGTTGTGAGCATACTTTTGCACATAAGAGTTTTGTTGCATAAATTCACGACATCTTAAAATAGCAAACCACATAGCCATCACACAGTCAGTCTTGCCCCTGGTGTTGGGTTTCCACGTAATAAGTTGTTGAACTAAAGCCTTAAGTCCTTCAGAATTTTCAGTGCTAGGGAGTTCAATGATGTTGTTTTTTTGGTGCTTGCCATTGATGATGGTTCCAAAGAGCGTAGACATTCCTGCGACTCCGAAGTTGGTATCCCACTTGTTTTTTCCAGTGAAGTGAGCATTGAGGCGAACACCATAAGATGCGAGCCATTGCTGTAAGTCGGAGTCAAGGGCATAGGCTTTTTGGTGGGCGTTAATTTCAACGCGGAGTTCTTGTGGTTTATACCTTTGAACAAACTCCTCAATTGCCTGCCTAATCTTCTGTGGTGTCGGTTCTGCCATATTCAAGCAGTCCAACACATAAATTTTTCCATCGTGCCTGTTATAGGTCATCGCTACAAACGCAGCATTGCCAGCCATAGCAGGGTCAAAACCTACAACGGTATATCCCTCAACCTGTGTTGGATGTCCTACAGCGCCTGGTCTTAGTGGACCACGCTTACGCATTCCATTGAGCGAACCTTGCACCAGTTCAGCGGGAAAAATAGAATCTTCGTTAACATCTTCTTGCTGGTAGACCAGCGCCCACGTAGATGGAGTTACCTCTCCCCTACGTCGGGCGAGTGTTGGACCGTCCCATTTCGGGTAGAGCCCTTGCTCGTCAGGTGTCTCATCATCGCCATCCCACGGAACGTCCGATTTAGCCCAGAGAGTTTCCCAGTCTTTTGGCTTATCCGCATACGCCAGCACGGCAGGCATACCCATGTAAGTGAACGGGCTCTTACCGCCCGACCAATGTTTCGGGTCACGAAGTTCTTTATAAAAGTCTGTCGGCGCAATTCGGGTTCCTACTACTAACAACTTGCCATTCTTACCCAAACGGGTAATAACTTCTTTTTGCAACCAGTTAATCTGCTTCTCATACTCGTGAGCGTTAGCAGTGGTAATACAGTCGTCTAGGATGATGAGGTCGGCACGGGCACCGTAGATTTGACCCCCCATACCGAGTGCCTGAATCGTTGGGTCCTTCTCAGATGAATTACGGGCATCGCTTCCCAAATAGACAGTGTCAACACGCCAGGTATCGGAATCTTCTTTCCATCCCCCTTCTGGTCCAAAAGTTGTCTGCAACTTCAACCAGCGCGGGTGGCTTAACCTTTGTTTAATGGCATACACGAACTCACGTGCTTTGACTAACGTCTTAGAAACTACGATGATTCTGACATTAGGATTTAGCGCGATGCGGTAGGTAGAGTAGTTCACCGTGATAACGGTGGACTTAGCGTGCTCAGGCGGCACATTTACAAGAAGGCGGTTAGGGTCGCCCTTCTCATAAATCATACTTGGATGGAGCCAACTAGGCTCCCGTCCCTCTAATAGGTCAATCCAGTCCTGATGGTGGGGAAAGACCTTCTGCTCTAAAAACATCTCAGAGAACTGTGGAAAACTTATATCTTCACGGGCTATGCCCAAGGCGGTCAAGGAACGCTCTTTAGCGTCTTCCTTTGCCTGTGCTAGGTCAGCGGCAAACTTCTTATCCCGCATCATCCAAATGCGAATGGTGTCAGGTTGCTTGCCCACCTCAGCCATCGCCTTATGAGGCGCCCAGCCTTCAGAGACAAGGGCTATTACTTTAGCCTTTGCTCCAGCCATAGCCTCCGTCCGAGGGTTGGCTTTGCCTTTCTGAAAAGTCACAGAACTGTCCCATCTATATAGATACTGTCAGTTAGTACAGACAGTTAGAAACAGACAGTAGATACAGTCTGTAACGCAAGGTCCTGAAGACCTTGCTACAGGACGGGACTATAAATAGTCCCTACTATCTATTAATCCGTTCAAACAGCCCAAACGAACGTTTTTGTAGCAAAGTGTAATGTAACTCACAGAATAGACTATCTAAAATAGGACAAAATAGGACAGGATAGGGGCATAGGCTTTGTACGGGAAAATAGTTCTGGTAGATACTCTACTGTGCTTAACCCGAATTTAATAAGTCTGGGGTCTGCGTAGACTCAGCACAGACACAGACCAGTCCTGCTCTGTTCTGTAGCAGGGCGTTCTGGTCTGTAGACAGTCTGCGCTCCCTGCCAGTCGCGCCAGTTCTGTTATAAATATATCTGACAGCACTGGCTAATAAACTAAAATCTAAAAACCTAATCGGCAAAGCCGATGCCTTCGGCTCACGGGTAAAAGCGTGGACAGTGCAGGACGCACCGTCAGCCTAAGGCTGTCTGGCTGTCGCGTCTATCGCCGCGCCGTGCCAGACCAAGCAAGAGCCTTTGAGGCTGCCTTTAATTTACAGTTGGTGCCTCTATCGTAATCCACTCTGTCAAGCCGTCGCTACGCTCAGGCTAAACTCGGGGCGCGTCGGCGCCTCGCTTCGCTCAGACGCTCCTTCGTCGCTCTCGCCGTGCGCCCGCCCTATGCCTGCATCAGGCTTCGCCTGATAAGCGCAGGCTGGGCTGCCTCGTTGACAGAGGGATTTACGCTATCGGCATCTTCAACGCTGGGTTGAGGACAGAAAGGTAATGATGAATACAGAAACCAATGGCATTTCAATCCAAACTATGTGCTACCAATGCCAAGCGTTAACCGAACTATGCCCCGACTGCCAAGAACTGCGTGACAGTCGTGACATAGATATTGCCCATCAGATAGTTGATGAAGGCAATCTTCAGTACAAGTACGTCTGGTCTATCCAGTCGGAGCCAGTATCTGGTCACGACTGGACAGAACGTGATGAGTATCTTCCCGCTATCGCTCTACTCACTGACCGTCTATATGACCTAGAAACGTCGGTCACAGTCACGGCAAACGAGACCGTATGCCAAGACTGCCACTATCTACACAACAAGGCTATCGCCTGCCCAAACTGCAAGTAACCAACAAGGGCGTGCCCGTCACAAGTGACGGGTACCCGCCCGAAAAAAAGTATAAGGAGACTAACCAATGAATACAGTAAACGAGTTCAAGTTCAACAATGCACTACTCAAGTCAGTCCGTGACTATGGCAACGTAGTCAAGGGCATCGTTCAATCACGTCAGACTGAGTACACACCAGACGGTCAGATGCGTGCTCGCTTCATCGCCAGCCGTCAGGTCACATTCACAGACCCAAGCATCATCGCTCAACTTCGTCCGCTCATCACAGACAAGACTGAGTTCTTCGTGAATCTCAGTGGCTATATGACCACAACAGTCCGTGAGGACAAAGGACAAACCAAGTGGTACGACAATCAAATCGTTACCGCTTTAGAAGTTCTGTAGTAACCAGCACGGCTAGTCGGGCTTCGGCTCGGCTAGCCGTCTTTCTTTTTTTTCACAGCGGTGGAGCAACATTAACAGTCTAAGACAAGTCCAAATAGTTCAGACAGGAGATACAGATGTATCTAGATACAGGCACACTGATAGCAGCGTGTATAGCACTAGTTAGCCAGTTTATTATGAATGTAGTTCTATTCCGTTCATCATATTTCTGGGAGCAGAAGTACCGTGATGTAGTCAGATTATTAAAACAGGAACGAGCAGTAAGGAACCAAGCCCTATGATGACAGCATTCGCAACCCGCCGTTGCCCAGTCTGCTACAAGACAGGCACCATAATGGTAGACGAGAACGAGTTGTTCGCCTATCTACGCGGTGAATATGTACAAAACGCATTCAAATCATTGACAGTACCACTCAGAGAGCAGATAATTAGTGGTGTTCACCCCAAATGCTGGGAAGAAATGTTCGGACAAGAACGTGAGGAGACTTACAATGAGTAGCAAATACTTTGAAGCCGAGTGCACCAAATGTGGCTGGGCACTAGTAGTTCCAGTCTATGACAAGAACGATGAAGATTATTATCTCTGCCAGACCTGTGCCTTCAGCAAGATAGGAGCATAACCGTGACCGACAAAGAAGAAATTGCAAAGAACAGAACAAGAGCATACGGCATAGCACTCAGGGTGCTAGCCAAGAAAAGACCAGAAGAATTCAAGGCTATCTATGCCCGAGTTCTTGAAGAAGAATTTGGCTTAAAGACAGGACACACCAATGACCTGATAGGAAAATATGTATGAGCCTACTCAAAGAACTACAAGATATAAACAAGTGGCTAGATGAAATCATATGGGAGGTAAACAAGTTCAATGAAACCCTTGAAGACCTATCAGCCAGATATGCAGACCGCTATTCAGATAGTCCAAAACTATAGGGACACAGCCGACTATTGGGTTCGTTATTATTATGGAAAGACTTGGGATACAGACGAACAACAATGGAAACTAGTAAGACTAATACTTGACCGTATATTAACTGACCTAAACAAAGGAGACTAATGTGGGACTAGATATGTATCTACAAGCCAGAAAATATATTAATGTGTATGACTATGATGCTAGTGAGCAACAAGACCAGTTAGTTATAAGTCCAAAATGGAAAGAAATAATTGCGGCTGCTGATATGACAGACATCGCAGCCGAAGGAACTGGCGTATCAGTAGAAGTAAACGTAGCCTATTGGCGCAAAAACAATGCAGTCCATAAGTGGTTTGTAGATAACCTAAACAATGGCGAAGATGACTGCCAAGAATACTACGTACCAAGAGGACATCTGCAAGAACTACGTGACTTATGCGAGCAGGCTATCAATACTAAAGATGCTGACCTATTGCCGACAGCAAGTGGTTTCTTTTTTGGGTCAACGAATACAGATGAATATTATTGGGACAAGATTAAAGATACAGTAAATAAACTAGATAGGGTACTATCTCTACCAGAAAACCTACGGTTCTACTACCAAGCATCTTGGTAAGGAGGAGAGTATGAATGAAGTTATCATTCCACACATCTCAACAGCAATCACCTGGCTATACCTCATTGCAATTGGCTATTGCCTATACAGATGGAGTACTAAATGAAGACCAGATTAGCAGCGCTATTCAGTTGGGCATTGACGCTATCCAGCGCAATCTTTCCCAGTCAGTCATACGCAATAGCAGTAGCCGACAGGCTGCAGCACAAGGACGACAACAAGTCTTTGACAAAGAAAGAGATTCGCTGGACAAAGCCATTGAGCAAATCTTATGCGAAGGCTCTCATCTCAGCACAGTATGAGACGTGGGGACATTCAGAATACAAAGCACTGTTAAAACTTTGGGGCAAGGAATCTGCGTGGGACCACACTGCAGATAATCCCAAGTCAACAGCCTATGGCATACCACAGTTGCTAGGTATGAAACCTAACACGCCTGCGCCCGAGCAGATTGCTCGTGGCTTGGCGTACATCCAGCATCGGTATGGCAAACCATCAGTAGCGTGGGCGCATTGGCGCAAACACGGGTGGTATTAGATTTCCACGAGAGATGCAGGTCTAACCAGCGTAATCGTGGATTAGTCCATTAGAAGGGTAAGGACTTTAAACCAAACTCCCGTTTCGTCCTGAGTATGACGGTTAATGAAACTGCTCACCATAAACAAACAAAGGAGACAGCAAGTGATTATCAAACATCTAGTGGAACTAGAAACAGTTATCAATGAAGAATCACCAGAACCAACAGCAAAACAAATTCTTGCTATGTCAGAAGAAATGCGTAATGCATTTTTCCAAGTAGCAGGAACAGAAATGATTGCCAATATGCTTGAGAAATCAAATGTAAATGAAGGCAATACTTGGGCACTACTACGAGTAGCATAACCCAAGTGAATCAATACCGAGTAACAGTAGAAGTTGACTACATAGTCGCAGCCTCATCTATGTCAGAGGCTATGGCTATAGTTGACCAACACTCAGAACACCCACTCGTCGGACAAGGTGCCGACTCGTGGTGTGATGATATCCGAGTCATCGCAGCAATGATAGACAATAGAAACAAGGAGACCGTATGACATCTACAGTTGTAGATAGACCGCAAGTCCCGCTGAGAAATATGTCAGCGTGGATTAAATCAGGTGTTGCAGTAACAGCAACATCAGCCAGTGATGTATCCAGACAAGCAGGACTTGACTGGACAGTATCACTACACGATGTGACTACTACCTACCAGATTCCTGGACAGGGACAGCCAGTTCACATTCCAGTTAACAACAAGCAAGCAGTTGTCAAGACAACACCAACTGGTGAGGTAATACCACTCGGTATTGTTGGCAAGAAATACAAACCATTTCAAAATGCAGAAGTATTCTCAGTGCTAGATACCCTGATTGATTCAGGTGATGCTCGCTATGCAGCAGCAGGAGAGTATGATGCAGGGGCAAAGGTATGGATGCTATTGCAACTACCTAATGAGATGGAAATTAAAGGCGACCCACACGCAGCATTCCTACTAGCCAAAACCACACACGATGGCAGTGGCTCAGTACTTATCCGCCCAATCATTGAGCGGTTATTCTGCAAGAATCAGATTAATAAAATCTTCCGTGCTAAGCACCAACAGCACACATACACGCTACGTCATACCTCTAACGCAAGGCTAGATGTCAATAATGTACGCACCATTTTGGATATTACTTACTCTAGTATCCAACAGTATACTGACTTAGCAACTACGCTTATAGAGCGTGAGGCTACCCGCAGTTATGCAGTTGATTACTTTAAGAAAGTCTTTCCACTACCCAGCAAGATAGAAGATGCACCACTGCACCTACTATCACAAGGTGAGAAGAAGCAACGCACCAATGCAATGACCGCACGGCACGGGGCTATGCAGATTTATAGCACTAGCCCAACGCAAGAAAATATCCGCAACACCCAGTTCGGATTATGGCAAGCAGTCGTTGAGTATGCCGACCATGGTAAACCCAACAAGTCAAAATCGCTGGGCATCAGGACGATGTCTGGTGCCAGCGATAACATTAAGTTACGTGCTTTGGAGTTGCTTAATGTATGAGATATATGAACTTAATAGCAATTGTACTTGTGATGATGATTGCTATGGGGATTTTTGTTGGTCAGCAGCCAAAGAAGATATAGACCTATTGTTAGTAGATTGGTTTAATAAAGTAACTAATAATAATAATAACTATATGGTTAAGTTTTCTGGGAAAAATATGGGTTGGACTAGAGCATCAGGCTACGTATATGCCAGCGTAGATGATGGCTTACAACCACTCTATATTAATGGTGAATTTCGGTTGGTCCTTACACGAAAAGGTGATGACTTAACCGTAATTAGATACTCGCACGATGAGCCAGTCGGAGCATCGTTCATATTAACGGTAGAACCACAGACAGAAGGAGACTAACGTGGAATACTTACACACAGATAAAGACGGTAATACAATTAAATACACAGATGAAATGATTAAGAATACTATCCAGGACCTTGACTACCAAAAAGACAAGGCTAATAAGTATTGGGTAGAAAAAGCACAACTCAGAGAAAAAGTCTATGAGTTCTTCAAGGACCGCTACGACACAGGTGATACAGAGATTATCTGCACAGTAGAAGATGTCAATGATTTGCTTGAGTCTATTGGCTCAGACAAACTCAAGGCTTTATTTACAGTTAATGGTCGGATTGATTTCACAATCGTAGACATTGAGGCTGACTCAGAAGATGATGCTCGTGACATTGTAGAGAACTGGTTGACAGTTGAGTTCAATGGTGACGGCAATGTTGATGACTGGAGTCTTGAAGTCTCAGACGTAAGTCAGCAGTAATGCCCAAGATTGCAGACCACACTTATAGTGGGGCAGCAAGTACTGGCAAATGTATGGCAGGCAAACACAGTGAATGCACAGGTACTGCGGTCATCAGTATCCACGCACTCAGGAGACCCTGTGATTGCCAATGCCACGCCGCATCAGAGTGAGTAGGTATTGCCTTTCTACCTGCTACACTCTGCCTACTGAGTCAGACTGGTTTTGATTAGTCTCCTTTCCAGTCTGACTCTTTTAACAAGGAGACAAGGACAGACAAATGCGAGTTGAAATTGACCGAGATAGATACGGTCGTCCATTAGTTGTACCCAAAGCAGGTGGCAAGCCAGTGGCTTATACACGTGCTACTACTATTGCTAACAGTCTTGATGACCCAGCAGCACTCACTGCTTGGAAGATGCGTATGGCAGCCATTGGTTTAACTGTGCGTAGTGACTTGCTACTAGCAATTAGTGCAGCACAAGAAGATAAAATGGCAATCAATAAATATATTGAAGATGCTATGGAAGTAGCAGGTGCTAGTCGTGCAGCAACTATCGGCACAGCACTACATTCATTCGCAGAGAAACTAGATTTGGGACAGGACATAGGACCAGTTCCAGATGAGTGGGCAGGGGACTTAATTGCCTACCAAAAAGCAACAGAACAACTTAATAAAATCTTTATAGAACAGTTCTGTGTACTAGACAAGTTCAAAATTGCTGGTACTCCAGACAGAGTTGTTGAATATAAAGGTGAAAGATTCATTGCAGATATTAAGACTGGTCGTATTGACCATCCTAATAACATTGCCATTCAGTTAGCAATCTATGCTAACGGCTCCCCGTATGATATTGCTACGGGTCGCCGTGGTAGTTGGGGCGATGTCAACAAAGACAAAGCCATCATCATTCACTTGCCAGCAGGAACTGGTCTATGCAAATTAGTTTGGATAGACATAGCAGAGGGCTGGAAGGGAGTACAATTTGCAATGAAGGTTAGACAGTGGCGAGACAAGAAAGGTCTTGCTACACCATTCCAGGAACAGGAGACAATCAGTGGCTAGCACTGAAGCACCAATCAGTATCACAGTAAAAACACCAGCAGGTTCACTAGTAACAGTTCGTGCAGAGCACGGAGATGAACTAGACCAGTTGGTAGCAACAGCACTTGACGCTATCAAGTCAGCAGTAACAGAACTTGAAGCAGCAGCCAGAGGTCAGTCTGCACCAGCAGCACAGCCAATGGCACCAGCCCAAGTAGCAGCAGCATTTGGCGCATCTATTATTGACAACACACCAGCAGATAATGGCGGTTGGTCAGCAGCACCATCACTCGGTGGTAAGAACTGTCCACACGGCAAGATGACTGCTATCCAAGGCACAGGTAAAGACGGCAAGACATACCGCGGTTACTTCTGTCCAGCACCAAAGGGTGCATTTGATAAGTGCAAGAACGTGTATGTACGTGCAGGTTCTCCTGAGTGGAATACATTTGTCGCTGAACAAGTGAAGTAATGCGTACACTCAGACGCAGCATTAGCAAAGCAGAGGTGGGCGGCGAACCATTGCCGCCCGCTTTTGCGGCATTTGAACGAGCAGGAATTATCCTGCGCCGTGCAGAAATTACGATGGTTGCAGGCACTCCAGGTGCAGGTAAGTCATCAGTTGCACTGGCAATCGCAGCCAAATCCAAAGTACCTACGCTGTACTTCAGCGCAGATACCAATGCTCACACTATGGCAATGCGTCTTGTTGCAATGTCAGGTCGTATGACACAGACAGCAGCAGAACAGTTGCTCAAGCGTGAGCCTAATCAAGCAGAAGAAATCCTTACTCTAAACAATCATTTGTTCTGGTCCTTTGAATCCACTCCCACTCTAAAAGATTTAGATGATGAGGTCAGTGCATTTGAAACTGTATGGGGTAGAAGTCCAACGCTTATTGTGGTAGATAACCTTATGGATATTGCGATGGATGGTCACGAAGAATTCCAAGGTATGCGAGCAGCAATGAAAGAGTTAAAGTATCTTGCACGAGATACCAACGCAGCAGTGCTGGTCTTGCACCATACCAAGGAAGGTTTTGAGGGCTATCCTTGCCAGCCACGGTCAGCCATTCAGGGTCTGGTCAATCAGATTCCAGCAATGGTATTGACTATAGGACAAATGAAGCAGGGTGATGAGACCTATCTCTGCGTAGCCCCAGTCAAGAACAGATATGGGCGAGCAGACCAGACAGGTAACAACTATGTCAGCCTGGCTTTTAATCCAGATAGTATGTATCTAGACGACGTTCAAGTTAAGTATATGCAGGAGCAGATGTATGGAAACTAAGATATGGGATATGTCATTTAGCCGTGAAGATATTGAAGTTCTTTTAGGAGCAGCAGTATCAGATGGTGAATGGAACATTATCGTTGATGAGTTATATAACAATGATAATCTTTACAACAAAGTACAAACAGAAGTATTGAAGGTAGCAAGAGCAGCAGTTGAGTAGCGCAGCCAAACGCAAGGGCAGCCAAGCAGAACGTGATGTAGTTGCTTGGCTTAAAGCCAATGGTTATCAGTATGCAGACCGCAGACTCGCAGGAGCAACCTTAGATAAAGGCGATATAAGCGGTGTGCCAGGAGTTACCATTGAGATTAAGAACCACGCAAAGATGGACCTTGCAGGCTGGACAGCAGAGTTAGAAGTAGAGATGAAGAATGACAATGCTTGGACAGGAGTAGTCTTACACAAGCGCAAAGGCAAAGGAGATGTTGGTCAGTGGTATGCCAGTATGCCTGCACAGGTATGGCTAGCACTACTAAAGAAAGCAGATGGACAAACATAGTATCGCTGCCTATTTAGAACATATAGGCGCCAGACTGCCAGCAGTGGGCAGTGGCTGGCGCAAGATGCGATGCCCATTTCACCCAGATAAAAACGCATCAGCAGGTATCAACTATGATGAAGGCAGATTCAAATGCCACGGATGTGGCGTCGGCGGAGATGTATACGATTTGATTATGCACAAAGAAGGAGGCAACTATCGTGAGGCTGTCAAATACGCAGAGACAGTTTCTCCTACAGGCAGCGACAGAGTACGCTCAGCACATACCTCAAGCAGCAAGTTATCTAGCAACACGGGGTCTGTCGGTAGACGAAGCAAAGAAGTTTCATATCGGAGTAGTGGACAATCCATTACCAGGACACGAAGGCTACAAGGGTAAATTAGCAATTCCATATATCACTCCATCAGGTGTGGTAGACCTACGCTTTCGTAGCATTAATGGTGAAGACCCTAAGTACATAGGCTTGCCAGGGGCTAAGACCACAATGTTTAATGCACAGGCAGTACTCACAGCAGATGGCTATATCTGTGTCACCGAAGGTGAGATTGACTGCATCACAGTAGTAACCAAGACAGGACACCCAGCAGTAGGTGTGCCAGGTGCTAACAACTGGAAGCCCTACTACAGCAAAATCCTTGACGACTTTGATATAGTTATTGTGTTAGCAGATGGTGACAGTCCAGGACTAGAGTTCGGCAAGAAGATTAGTCGTGAGTTAGGAAATGTAAATATAGTTCAGATGCCAGAAGGGCACGACGTAAACAGTATTGTTCTACAGGAAGGGGCGGGCTGGTTAGATGAGCGAATCAAGCGATGCATCAACGAGCAGTGAGGATGTTTGGGATTACATTGAGCAGAATCCTAGAATCATAGGACTGCCTATTACAGATAGCAAAGGCATTGACCTACTATCAGCACTTAGAGATGTCTATGTGCATACCAAACAAGACCCAGAAGTAGGGCTTAATCTACTTACAATCCTAGCCAACTTCCTAGTGGCATCAGCACAGGGAGAAGCGCAGGATTTTATTGACGAAGTTACCGTTATAGAGTTGACCTCAGACCTAGATACAGAACTACGGAAGGTGCTAGATGAAGGACATTAAACACTTTGATGACATCCTGTCAGAATTAAAGATTACTATGGTTCGTAAGCACGCAGACTACGGTCCCAACAACATAGGTCAAGCACCAGGCGGTGCTATGAATGGGATAGTTGTGCGGATGCACGACAAGATGACACGACTTGAACATTTATATTATAAAAAAATAGACACGCCGAATTACGAATCTATTGAAGATACTCTACTAGACCTAGCCAACTATGCCATAATCGGACTATTGGTACAAAGAGGTCAATGGGAAGGGATTAATGAATCAGGAGTACATAACTGAGTACGACTCAGTTGTAGCCTCACTAGCCGTGGAATACCACAGGCGCTACCCAATGGTAGATGCCTTGGATATACAGCAAATGCTATGGCTATGGTTCGTTACCCATCCCACAAAATATGCAGAATGGTCAGCCTTAGACCAAAAAGATAAAGATAAATTAATAGCCAAGTCATTGCGTAATGCAGCAGTCAAGTACTGCGAAAAGGAAAAAGCAAAGACAGTCGGTTACGAGTTGCTTGACCTGTACTACTACGACGCAACAGTCATAGAAGCCTTCCTACCCAGCATCATCTCAGAATCCTACGAGATACCTGTAAAGATTAAAGACTTGAACTTTAAGTTCAGCAAGTCAGAGGCAAGTAATGATGGCAATAACTGGTTGGTTTTAAGGTCGGATATAGCCAATGCTTTCTTCAAACTAACAGAAGCAAAGCAGAATATCCTTCGGATTAGATTCAGTATAGATAACCCAGATTGGACAGTGCTAGCCAAAGATATGGCTACCAGTCCAGATGGTGCACGGATGAAAGTACAACGGGCTATCAACTCCCTCATCAGAAACCTAGGTGGATTCCGCCCCTACCAAGATGAGGACTCAGTGACAGAGGTAGCCGATGAGTCAGAGTAAAGACATCCGTGACCTGCTACATCTAGTGGACTACAGCAAGTCAATGGACTTACGTGGTGAGCCAACAGAAGTATGTGTATGTGGTTGTGAAGTCTTTGTAATGCTAGGTGGATTTGTAGATGGCGAGATAGCCTTTTACTTTTTAGATGCAGAGTGTGCTAGTTGTGGCAGTATGGTAACTCTACCTGCGCCAATAGGAGAGGAAGATGGTTGTGCCGACATATGATTTTAAATGTAAGTCTTGTGGAAGCATTACTGAAACAACCAGCAATCTTCCTATCCCTTGCCAATTATGCGGTGAGACAATGATTAGGATTTGGACAGTAAACCCAGTACACTTTAAAGGTACAGGGTTCTATAAAACAGGAGGCTAAATGATTCCCAAATTTAAGAACAAGCCAGCGTGTGAAGGTACCGATAATGAGATGTGGTTCCCACACAAACAAGGTGAATACAAAGAGATGCAATTATTATTTAGAATCTGCAATGGCTGCCCAGCCAAAGCAGAATGTTTAGAGTATGCACTTGAGTGGAATGTAGATGGGTATTGGGCAGGTACTACAGATAGACATCGCAAACTAATGAGAAGACAACTTGGCAAATCAGCCAGACCTTTACTACCTGAATGGGAGTTATCTAGACGTGGCGCTTGAACCTATACGGCAAGTAGCAGGAGATGGTAAACGGGAACAGATAGCAAGCAAGGCGTTGACTGAATACTTTGGCAACTGGAAGTTATATCCAACACCACGCTTCTTCTTTACTGACTTTCACATCACCGTATTGCACGGCAATGGTAGAGAGAACTATATCGGAGACCTAGAAATCAAATGGCTGAAGACAGATAGCAGCAAGCCAGCCATATTTCCATTCAACAAACTACAGCAGATTATGATTGCACCACCATATACAGATACAGATTACTCATACCATCGTATCTGTTTTAGATATTCAGATGGCATACTTGTAGTGCCAGCCAGAGAGATAGCCCACCTACAGCCAGTCTTTCATACACGCTGGGATACCAAGGAGCGGGACCTAGTAGTCTTTGTCAATGCCTCGGACTACCCACAGTATTGGCACAATCTAATAATCAATGAGGTTTCTTCCAGTTAGGGGAAGACTGGTAGAAAGCAGAAAAGACCCCTCTACCTATATCGGACTAGGTAAAGGGGTCTATTCGTGTCTAATAACCGCCCTAATGGGCGTTTAAATGGCTACTCTGCAGCCTCATCAAACTTCAATCCAAACTCTGCTTCAGCCTTATCAGCCCACTTAACGATAGGGGCAGTGAGACCGCCGATGAGGATTGCGTATTCAGGAGCAATATCGGTAAGCAAAGCAATACCCATAGTTGCTGCCGATGCTAGGACAGCGCGGAGATAAGACTTAAATGCAGCCTTGAATGCTTTGCTCTGTAGTTTCTTTTTCAACTTCTTCATATTTAACTCTCTCTTTCTTCTATGCACTTAACGCATAAAAAAACCCAGCCCTTGTAGACGTAGGCACCTTGCGCCTCACAACCATCACAATCTAGTAATGGGTTTGGCTCTCCCTCAGGAAGTAGCACAATGCACCTCACAAGAGTTATTGCATTTAGCCTTAAGGGAAACTTTCTTTTTCTTCAACAATAGTAGTCGTGACTTAACCTGGTTTGTTATTGAAGGTTGATTTAACCACGGGAACCAAGGGCTAGTGTCGTTAGCATAAGTAGGATTAATAGATATATGCAGGTGTGCAGTATGTGGATTGGAACCAGTATATTTTCTATTGCCTTCTTTTTTTCTTTCCTGTGACCAAATCTTTTTATTAAAGATAAGATACGAAACACGTTTATCTTTCTTTAGTTTTTCAAATATAACTGAACAATCAACCCCGTTCTTCGGGTCGTGGGTAAGGTCTACTGCTAGCCCAGTATTGTGGTCCGAATTCGGATTGGCTTTCCTGTGAGCCTGCGATGGTAAAAGTCCGTCGGACAGTTTCTTGCGCTTGGGAAATAATGCTGTCGCCTGTCTCAGAACAGCAGTAGCCGCAGGCGTGGCTTTCCCTACCACAGGTTTCTTCATAGTCCCTCATCTCTTTAATGCTTCTTTAATTAACTCTGTTAATAAATCCACTTTAGTTTCTAAACCATTAACTTTATCCTTAAGACTGGAGCCACCGTTGGGCTTAAGTTCTGATAAGTAATGTTTAGTTAGATGTTTAACTCCCATTGCTAATGCGCTTATGAGAGTAGTAATTGCAACGGCTAAGCCAGCCCAGTCAGCAGGAGTCATTTTATACAGTCCTTATAAGTATCTCAATAATTCCACCATAGCCAGAGAACCCCCTGTCTGGTGGAGTTTGTCGGGTAAAAGTAACTTGCTCAACTACAACTTGGCGTGATTCGCCAGTTTGTAGGTCCTGCCAAGTTATTACGTCACCGTTTTGTTCAATGTCTTCTAGTTGTGCTACACGTGCAATAGCACGTCCTTCATAGCCCAGCATTACATTGTATTTATCTGTCTCAGTGTCGTAATTAAAGACAGGAAACTTAATGAGTCGTTGACGTGGCGTTGCAATTGTTGCCTTTGCCTGATAGCCCTTGAAGATTGGACCTTTAGTTGTATCGGTGCTATCTCTAGTTAAGATGAATTTATACCCGATATATTCTTGTGAGCCTGATGGCTGGCTAGTAGTTACTTCTACTGGCGGGACTGAAATATCATATGTAACCAAGTCATACTCTATACCATTTTCATCTACAGTTTCTAAAGTCATAGAACCGTAAGTAAAGTCACCGCGCCCTATAAGACGCTTAAAGTTCTTTGGTTCAAGAGTGTTATAGCGGATATAACCCGTAGTGAGATAGCCATTAGTGTTTAATATAGTTGGGTCTTCTCGGTATACGTGTCCATTTGCTGAATTAGCGTAAGCAGTGGAAAAACTTATTTGATTTGTAGTTCCGAAAAAAGCACAAGTCGTTGTTACGTGTCCAGTAACTCCTGAATAGTAAACATCATTTGCATACGCAAACAATAACGGGCTTAACTCATTGCCAAGATTTATACGAATAAGACCAGGATTGCCATCCACTCCAGTTGCACACCAAATATAATGGTCTCTAGCAGCAAAGTCATAGCAAGGCTGACTAGTCTGAACAATCAATGGACCATAGGTTATAGAACCATCTTGGTCTGAAACCGTGGCAATACGAATACCTTTGTTGGTGCCAATAGCCATATACCCAAGATAGTAATAAATTTTATATACAATCTCACCAACTGGTAATTCTGCTGCTACAATTGCCGAAGTTAAGGTTGGCATTGTACCATTAGTTGATAAAGTAAATTTCTGAATTGTAGATTGTATGCCATTATATCCTGCAATATAGATGGCTGTTCCAGATGCTGTAATACTGGTATAGTTATGGCTAGTTGATGGATGTGTGTATAGTGGTGTTGGCAAAGTTGATGCTGAACCAGTAAACTCATACACTTTATTATCAAAACAAGTAATGATACGTTCTTTGACAAATTCCATAATAGCATTAGTTACTGTGGTTCCAGCAACATCAAACATCTTTGTATTTGCTGTACTAGAATCACCAGTTAATGCTTTTTTATATACAGTTAACTTTGTAGTACCACCACTTGTTACATTAGTAACCCAGTATGCTGTTGTTCCATCATCACAGATTCCATAAACTTTATCGTCAGTTCCAGCATTATAGTCAACAAAATGAGTAACAGTTCCATTTAACGCTACTTTATCTACATCATATTCATCGTGAAGTAAAATACCATTAGTGTTATTCCATTGAATAGAACGAGAAAATTGTTGAGGACGATTAGTGCTTGCAATAGGACCAGTAGTTATATGGTTTTCATTAACTCTTTTAAGTAAAGTAACACGTCCTTCAGTCCAAACATCTACACCTTTACTGTCGGCAAACTGAAATGTACCTTCCCCAGAAATTAAAGCAGGGTCATAAAAAGTAATGCCAGTCCCGTCGTGAAACGAGGACTGGCTTCTTATCCACCACCCAGTAAGAGACTGCTCACCAGGTTCAGTCTGATTATCAAACTGTTCCTTTCGGTAAGGCGCAGTCTGGCGGACATAGGGACGTTGGTCAGAAATAGCATAGATAAACGGCATACCGCCAAGGGCTACATCATAGGCAATATCAGTGTTTTGCCAGATAGACGTATCAGATACGACACCTACATCAACAGCAATCGCTCTACTAGAACGACCTTCGGTAATGTCACGACCAGCCACTTATTCTCCTAGCCTTGTTGTTCTTTAAGTTTTTCTTTTAAATGTTCGTTAGCCCAATACAGTGCATAATAATCAAAGTCAAGACTAAAGCGTTTAATATGCTTGACTAATGCACCAGTGTGAGCGTGCAGCGGCACGCCTGCTGCTTTCATTCGGCGGAAGAAAATAATATCTTCGCCTATGAAATGGTCATCGTTGCCATCACCAGTCTCAGTAAACATACCCTTGCCAGGATTAGCCTCACGCATTTTTTGTACGATAGACTTGTGCATTAAAACAAATCCGAAGCCAGCATTATCTACTTTAATGACTTGGTTCTCTGGTAGTGGGTGTACGTACTGAATCTGATACTCAGATACATCATTAAATAGCACGGGAAATGGGCGCATAAGACTGCCCTCATTCTCCTTAGAAATAAAGTAGACACCACTAACTACTGGTTTGTTAATCTTGTCAGCAGTCTGCCAAAGTTTCTTCATAGACTCTAGGTTCAGTACTATGTCTGAGTCAACCCAGAGTAGCCAGTCTGTCTTAATCTTATCTGCCCAATGGTCAAAAAGTACTTGACGTTGTCTGCCAATCTGATTGCCTTGGACTCGGATAGTAGTATGTATTGGCATACCATTCGGTGCTCCAGCCACTAGTGCTGTCGCCAATCCTTCAGTAAACTTACCATCGGTAGTGCCGTTATCGCACCATCCAATAGCAACTGTATCGCTCTTGCCTATCATATGTCCCCTATCTATTATTTATTATTATACTATTGTATTAGCAATAGTTCAATATCTTCTTGAGTTAGTCCTAAACGATTCATCAAACTTTGTTTTTGCTGTAATATTCCTGTGTAATAGGCAATATTGGCTTGTATTTTTTCTTCTAAATTATCAACACCATTTTCGCTAGATACTACAAGAATACCATTCTCAGCATAAGCAATACAGTTATTGTCTTTTTCAAATTTAGCATTATCCCACTCAGTAGGAATTGGAACATAAGTTTGTTTCATTTATATTCTCCTATATCTTCTTTGCCCAGAAATTAGATTTTGTACCTACTTGAACAGTTGTCGTTGTGCCGCCAGAAACACATTGAACTTCAATATAGTCATTTGCGGCAAAATTATAAACTGTTGATACAGAACGGCAGTCTTCGCTACCATTACCTGCCCTGTGTTCTGCAATATTTGTAGTTCCATTAAGCAAGATACGAATACCCATAGATATATTTCCACCAGTAGCAATAGATGAACCTACTATATATTTGCCTGCTGTATTGAAGGTTATGCGACTGCTGTTTGATGTTGTGCTGTGCATTGAGTCGGTATCAAAATCTTCGGCATCAAAATTTATTGATGTATAAGTTGTAGTAAAAGATGTTCCAGTGGTTCCAGTATATGCTCGTACAGAAACATCTGTTGGACCCGATGCTGCTGCCCAAGAAGGCACACCAGAGGCAAGGGTAAGAATTTGTCCATCTGTACCCTTTGCTAATTTAGCAAGAGTGTTTGTAGCAGAAGCATAAAGAATATCTCCAGCAGCATATGTAGATTGTCCAGTACCACCCTTAGTTGCTACTAGTGTTCCTGTTACATCAGTGTTATCTAAACGAACAGTTAAAGTATTACTTGCTCCAGAAATTGTTTTATTAGTTAATGTTTCTGCGCCCGCTAAAGTTGCAAAATCACCATCCGTAAGTGCAGTGTTGAATTGTGCAATTGTACCGCTTACAGTATTGCTACCTAAAGCAATTGTCTTATTGGTTAAAGTGTCTGTTGTGGCACGACCAACTAGGGTGTCTGTTGCTGTTGGTAGAGTTACTGTTCCAGTATTGCTAATTGCACTAATTACTGGTAATGTAAGCGTCTTGTTTGTTAAGGTTTCTGCACCAGCGAGAGTAGCAAAGTCTCCATCAGTAAGAGCCGTATTAAACTGAGCAATAGTTCCAGAAACTGTATTACTACCAAGTGCAATAGTCTTATTGGTAAGAGTTTGAGTTCCAGACGTAGTAGCAACTGTTGAGTCAATCGCCACAGTCGGTGTAGTAGTTCCAGTTACGCTGATACCAGAACCTGCCGACACGCTAGTAACTGGAGCAGTACCATTAGATGCTGCGGTTAAACGTCCTTGAGCATCAACTGTTAATGAGGTGTATGTATATGCTCCTGCAGTTACCGCAGTATTAGCAAGGTTTAGAGTTACATCACCAGATGTTCCGCCACCAGATAAACCAGTACCAGCAGTTACTCCAGTAATGTCTCCAGGCTGTGCTGCAATCCATTCAAGCCCAGTTGCGGTTGCCGAGTTTACGCTTAAAATATATCCATTTGTAGATGCTGATGCTAAACGAGAAACTGTATCATTTGCAGTACCTACAATTAAATCACCCTTGGCGTCAATCGTGCTTAGTTGAACCGCTGATGTAACTGCTGCAGCAGCACTGGCTGCAGAAGTGGCAGCGCTATTAGCGCTAGTTAAAGCGCTAGAGGCTGACGTTGCTGCGCTAGTTGCACTTGTCGCTGCAGCGGTTGCGCTAGCAGCAGCAGAAGTCGCAGAAGTAGCAGCAGCGCTGGCTGAGTTAGCAGCAGATGTTGCAGAAGCAGCAGCGTTTGTTGCGCTAGTGGCTGCTGCAGATGCTGATGTAGCAGAAGCAGTAGCACTATTAGAAGCAGAGGTAGCCGACGTGGCTGCTGCTGCAGCCGAGTTAGAAGCAGTAGTAGCACTGGCTGCTGCGCTGGTAGCGCTGGTTGCCGCTGCTATAGCCGAAGCCGCTGCTGAAGTAGCAGAGGTGGCAGCACTTGTGGCGCTTGTGGCAGCCGCTGAGGCACTCGTTGCCGAGGCTGTAGCGCTATTAGAGGCACTTGTAGCGCTGGTTGCAGCACTAGCAGCACTAGTAGCAGCACTGGCTGCTGAGGTTGCTGCAGCCGTTGCTGAGCCCAAAATGCTATCTACGTAATCCTTAGGGGTAGCAGAGGATGAAATCATACCTGCGCTAGATAGACCAGTTATGACTGGACTGCCCGAGATAGTAGGGCTAGTCAAAGTCTTGTTAGTCAGAGTCTGGGTAGCATCAACAATGACAACCGTACCTGTTGTATTAGGTAGGGTAATTGTATTGTCTTGAGTTGGGTCAACTACAGTCAGGGTAGTTTCATAAGCGTCAGGTGTAGCACCTTCAAATACAATACTAGTCTCAACACCAGATGTTCCAGTAATTGTAGGGTTAGAAATTGTAGGGCTTGTAAGAGTCTTATTGGTTAGGGTCTGTGTCTTAAGAGTTCCTACAACGACACCTTCACCAGCAGCAATACCGTGCATAGTATGAGCATTACCGCCACCATCATTATAAGAAGCATCTGCCTCTGTGTGGAGATTAGCATCACGGTAATCACGACCAATTGCCATATGTCGGACCACTGCACCAGCACTGTGCTCCTGTGCTGTTGAGCCGTCTATTGCACGTGTGATTGTAAAGGTGTTGGTTGATACCGCAGTCGCATCTACAATTTCTTCTAGCGCCGTATCAACATCAATTACTAGTGTAAAGGTACGACCAGATGGGATAGTCACACCACCTAGTAGTGCTGTACCAGATACTACTGTCATTGAAGTAGCGCCAGATGTAATGGCACCTGTCAGCGTAGTCTGCTGTGAACGGGATGAGTATTGGCGTGTAGTCATTTATGTTCCTATCGGGCGCTGTAGTGAACTCGTGGTGGATACTGATTCTGTTGCTTACTCCGCTCCTCATTAAGACGCTGTGTATATAGCGCAAAGAGTTGACGGACAGCAGTATTACTAGCGCCAAATGGACGCTTAGCATCAATCTCATCAGCCTGTGGACTGTACTGAGCAGCACGGGCTGGGTCTAAATATTGCAATAATCTGTATGCAGCACCAAGAATAACTACATCTTTAGTACTTTCTGGTAGTCCAGTTTGTGTTGAATAATCTTGGCTGGTACTAGTAAATGTAGATGGGCTAGTTGCATAAACAACCTTGACAGTTCTACCAGCAATAATGACATCCCCAATAGTGATAGTTTGACTGCCAGAACCCCAAGTTGCTACATCAGCAAATGAATCAAATGACCAGCGATTGACTCTAATCCATTCTTTTGTAGGACCAATATCTTGCCAAGATACAGACAAGATATTTTCAATTGCTAGGTCTTGAAATTCATATGTAGTAACTGCAGCGTTATATGTAAATGTAGTCTGTTTTGTAGCATAGACAGCACCACCAACTGCGTGGATAGTGTCATTAATAGCCTTTTGAATACTTGCCCGCGGGAAAATTGGGCTAACAGTTACCTTTGAATCTACGGCGTGAGTAGAGGCGGTAGTACCGAGATAACCACGACCATATGGTGAAATAGTTGCAGTGTTAGCAACGCGGTCCACACTATCTACCCATAACAATTCATCATCAATTTCAACAACACCCTTGCCTAGGTCTTGAGTTGAACCGACGCTAAGAACTAATGGCGATGAACTAGGAGAAACAAGAGTAGTCACAGCAGTAGTTAGATAAGTAGAACGGTCTTGTTGATAGGTATATCCAGATAGATTAATCTGAACTTCGTTCATCATCTGTGCCAAGGTATATGTCATAGGTTTATGCTCCTTAAAGCATCAGTAGGGGAAAGCCCACTAGTTCCTGCAAGTTCATTACAGATACCACCAAGGGCTTTATAGTTATTTGGTTGGCGGTTAGCATCTGCTTTTTTGTTTAAGGCACCAACAAGAGATAGTCCTGTTGTGGCAGCATAATCATTAGCAGCCTGAGTTGCTGTCTTGTATGCAGTAATTGCTGGATATGTCCCACCATTAGCCAAGCGATTGAGTTCGCTGGTAAATGAACTACCTGCTGTGCCCGTTGCCACTATCTATACCTCGCCGTTTTCTTTGCTATTGATTTAGGTTGTTTTGAAAACTGCTTACCTTTACGCATATCTTCACGCTTCTTAGCAGATGTCTTTGCATATTCAGCAGCAGAAAGTTTCTCTCTAGCCTTCTTAGGTAGATACCGTTCCCCTGTAGCCTTACTACCCTGAGTACTTGGCTTACCTGATTTAGTGCCCCATTTTTCTTTAGTCCATTTAGATAAAGACTTTTGTTTACTAGTCTTGCTACCAGAGTAGCCACCGCCAGCCTTTTTATATTCCTGTGCCACAATCTGTGCTTTACGAGCAGACCATTGACCAGGCTTACCGCCCTTACTGCCAGCCATTACACGGTTCTTAATACGCTCTCTGAGTTCAGGTTTGGTGTATGCCATTATTTTTTCTTTGCTTTCTTTTTTCTACTGACCAAAATCTTGCCATTCTTTTCGGCAACTTTCATACCAGCAGATTCAGTCTGTCGTTTTAATTGAGCATACTTTTGTGCCGCAGTTAATTTTTTCACCACTTCACCTTGTCTGCCCAGTAAGCAGCAGACATCTTTCCTTTGGCAATGTTCTTAGAGTGGCGTGCTTTAAAAGATGCACGCTTCTTCTTCATACGGTCAGACTCCCCAGCCTTCGGTTTGCCTGCAGTCTTAGCACCTTGTTCGCCAAAGCGGATAGTCTTAACTTGACTGCCCTCTTTAGCCACAACAATGTGTGATTTCTTAGGATGATTAGGTGTGCGCTTTGGTTTGTTAAAACCAGAGACACCTGCTCTAGCGAGCCGCGGGTCTTTCTTGCTTGCCATATTCCCCATACTTTCCTAGTGTTGCTCTTACTGTTCCATTCTTATTTAACCGCACCACATAGCCATCTTTGATTTGAACAGAGTTGAACCCGCGGTGCGGTTTGTATTTACCTGAAGACATTACTTAAGATTTTCTATGAATGCTCCGCCAGCACCACCACGGCGGGCTAAAGGTCCGACGCGGGTTTTGCCTGGAACTACTTTTACTTTTGTGCTATCTCCAGTTGGTTTTTGTTGCTTGTTATCTTTCCAGGGGTCAATAACACCTTCCCAATACTGATTTGCTTCGTATGCTTTTTTAGCCATTTCAGGACCAAGATTACGATTAGTAACTTTTTTAGCCATTATTTCTTGCCCTTCTTCATAGCACCCTTAACCTTCTTAAGGTTTGGGTTCTTCTTCTTGGCTGCTGGTGAGGCTTTCCGAGCACCAGCCGCAAGGATTGCTCCTGCACGTTCCATAGAGATACCCTGTTTTTTGGCAATTTGTGATTGGGCTTTTTTGAATCCCATTCCTTTTTTTGCTTTCATTAGTTAGTACCTCCCATTGGATATGCACCAGTCTTCTTAGCAATCTGTTCTTTAATCTGACGGATATTGCCAGGAGTTACTTTGCCTTGTTGAATCATCTTTTGGAACATAGCCTCTGCTTTAGCAATGGCTGCATCTTCCTTTTTAGACTGAGCAGCAGGACCAGCAACTGCCTTTCGCTTGACTGAATAATCCATAATTACTTCTTCTTCATTTTCTTAGCAGTCATCTTCTTCTTGGCTGCCATCTTCTTCATACCCTTTTTCATTTCCATTTTCTTTTCAGCCTTGGACTCCATCTTTTCGCCCATTGCGTAGGACTTGGCTGCCTTCTTACCTTTTGCTGTGTAAGGGAACTTCTTTCCATTTACCATTGGCATAGTTATGCTCCTATTTCTTTCATTACTGCTGCTGTTTGTTTGTTGATTGACTTGGCTGGTGGCATTTTGCTACCGTTATACGGCTTGCCTAATACCTCACTAGCCTTGACTGCCTCTTGAATCTTCGCCATAGAAGTTCCATTAGGCTGGATACCCTGGGCTCTCGCCTCTTTATAGGCATCCAATTCTTTATTAAACGCTTTAGTAGGCATAACCCTTCGGCTATCAGCGTCACCTGCGTTCATCTGAACGCTCATCCCCTTGCATCCAAAGCAGCCGTCTACATACTCAGGATGATATTCCCAGTGCTTCATAGTGCAGTAAAGTTACTTTCTGTTACTCCAACATCACCAGCAATAAGTGCTGCCTTAGTAGCATCATCTACAGTGTGGTTATATCCACCCTGATAAATCTCTGGATAGGTTGCATAGTCACTATCTTGCAGATAACGAACTTGTGCATAGTCACCATCTACATTTCTTACGATAGTAATGCCGCGGTCTATCTTGTAGAACTCAAATAGACGAGCCTGACCAGCAGGTCCTTCTTCTACGGTTGGTGTTTTAAACAACCAATTAGTCATAAGTCCTCCTAGTGAACTCACCCCGTAGGGCAGACTTTCAAGGGTCTGTCCTACAGAGTCAATCAACTACTTAGCAGCGATTGAAGAACCAGTTTCAATACGATACAACGCTTCTTCACGGTAACGTGCAAAGCCGAGTACGCCGTACCAGCCCATTGGGCGGAAGCGCATCAACTTATCGGTTACGTTTCCGATAACGATGTGTGGTTCTTCTGCAACAGCCTCAGCAAGTGCTTGCTGTCCGCAGAGGAGAGTATCAAATACACGGGTAACTGGAGTTACAGTTACAGTTGTCGTTGCAGTAACTGCAGCGGTGTTTGCTGTATCAACAGTAATTGTAGTTGTAGAACCAGTTGTGCTGATTGCAGAAATCTTGGCACCTGAAGCGATACCAGTTCCAGCAATCTTATCGCCAACTTCTGCACGAGATGCAATTACTGAAGACGAAGCAACACCAAAGGTGAAGCCTGCTGAAGTACCTGCAACAGTTACAGCGGTTGTAGTGAGAGCAGTCTGGTCTGCACCATCCTTAGCAGATGGAATACGTGAAGATTCAACAAAGAATGCACCTTCGTAATCTCCAATTTCGCCAGCCCAAATCTTATCTGCAGCAGGTGCAGTTTGTGCGTGAACGAAGTTCCAGCCTAGGTTTCCAGATTCTGCACGAAGGTCGTGTGAAACTTCTGGGTGAATACCGCACCAGTAATAAGAGCCACGGCGAGCCTTAGCCTTATTTGCACGCAACTTAGCAACAGCCTTACGGATGTCTGCTGAGTCAATTGTGTCAGATGCAGTGATGGTTGCTGTAGAGGTACGAGCACCACCATAAATTACGTTTGTTCCGTTAGTGAGAGTTGTTGACACTACGTTGTCAATAGAATCAGCAAGGTTGTATGCAATGATATTTGCAATCGCTGGGTCTACATCTGCGAGTGAGAATAACTCAAGAGCGCGGGTTACAAGAACTGCGTTACCGTACTCATTGAGAGTAATGGTGACGGAAGTTGGGGTTGTGAGTGCTACTGCATCTGGGTCTGTTGTCTCAGATAGAGTAGAGGTTTTTGCATCAAGGTCAACATAGCGTTGTAGAACAACGGTTGAACCTGGGAATGCTTGGCGAGCAGGACGCTTGTCTGCGACAGAACGAAGTAGTGGTTCTGAACGGAGAGCAAACTCTAGAAGACGGTCATACGCCTTCTGTACTAAACCTGCACCACCAGCGGTTCCACCTAAAGAGGTAGAGCCTGTATCGGTATATGCGTTAGGCATTGAGTTGTCACCTCCAAGTGACTATGAACGGATTAGGAATTGCGTAGAAGATTCATTAAATCATCCATAGAGTCGGCATTTTCTAGTTGTCGCTCTAGGTCTACGGCTTTGTCTGGAGCAATTCCGCCTTGGGTAAGAATGTCTTGCTGACGTAATGTTGCAAGATTCTGCTGCGTATCATTATTTTGAACCTGTGGGTTGTAGCCAATTAAATCTCCATTATCACGGAGCCAAGAGTCAATAGACTCCTCATTTGCTTCTTGCACATCTCTCAAAATAAGTCTTGCAGCCTTAGCGTTTACTCCTTTTTTTGCTAGGACTTCTGCGACTGTCTGTTCCTTTTTCTCCTTGAGGAATCCTTCAAGTTGTTCGGACAGTTCCTTAATACGCTTCTCATCGGCACGTTTGGCTTTTCTTAGTTTTTTAACTAATTCATCGCCAGAGAGTTGATGGTCTGGTGTATCTTGTTCGTCGTCTTCTTCATCCCAGTAGTTGTTGCTCATAGCAACCACCCTTTCTATCGTTAGTTAGTCGCAAGCCACAGTTCTGCTCAGGGGTAAGCAGGCTGGCTCTTGCTACCAGTCTTGTACACCGCGTGGGGCTGGTCGGTCCACGTCGGGAATCTAGAATGAACCTCTGGATACTTGGTCTAATGATGTTTTACTTAAACCACTAGCACCACCAAAGGTTGCTATTTCACGCTCTACTAAAGCACGGCGTTTGCGCTGCGCTGAAGCCAAAGTATTAAATACTTCTTGTTCAGCCTCTAATTGACGGTACTCATCTAAAGTACCTTTATAAATATCAGATAGTTTTTCAGTAGTAGGTAGGACTTCTGCAATGGTTGCATATCCCTTTTGAGCCTGGGCTTTAGTTACGCCCTGTGCTGCTAGTTGTTCAGCAACTGAAATACCAGCAGTCAAGCCTTGTATACCTGCTGCTGCTCCAATTTCTGCTGCCTGTACTTGACGTTCTATCTTAGGGAATTGTTTTTCTGGGTCTAGTACATAAGAAACTAAATCATTATCAGCAATATTATAATAAGAACGTAGGGTTGCTAAAACTGCAGGGTCTGCATTCTGTACTCGGTTTACAGCAGTAGCCACACGGTTAGTTAGTTCTGTAGTGGACATATCATTGCTAATAAACTGGGTTACATAATCATCATTATCAAATGATTTCAAACCATATGCTCTAAGTATCTGACGGTAATCATCCTCAAGACCAATGTACTGGCTTGGGCTAAGTACCGATAAACCTTTTTTGCGACGGTCTTCATTAGCACGGAAACGTTGTTTATACTCTGGAGTCTCTGCTAATTGTATTGTAATGGTGTCATCACTATAACCTGCTATAGCAAGTTCTTTTACCTTGGGAGCCAAAGTGCCTAGCCCATACTTTTCAAAAAGTGCAGTCAAAGAAATTGCAGCATTCTCGGCTTTAAATTTCTTTTCAAATTCTGCCTGCGCTGCTTTTGCTTCGGCTTCTGCGGCTAATCTTTCGGCTTCAGTCTTTGCTCTGGCTTCTGCCATTAAACCAGTTTGATAAGTAGCAAAAGCCATCTGGTCAGTAAACTCTAATCCATCTTTACTAGTATAGGTTTTAGTTGGAATAGTTGCTACTTTTTGTGTACCTGCTACATCTGTAGCGCCTGTAGCACCTGCCGCATTTTGTGCAGCAGTACTTGTCACTTCAGGTCCACCAGGATAACCAGGAAGACCGTAAGAAAGTGCATCTCTTGCTTGCTCACGTCTTACCCAAGATGAATCATTTTCAAAAATAGATATAAGTTGTCTTGATGCGTTAGCGGCAGCCTGTGGGTCGTTGGCAGCATTACCAACTATTTTACCAAGTGCAAGAATATCTGATTCAGTGATTGCACGAGAACCTCTGACATATTGCCCTGGACCTGAGCCGCCATAAATACCTGTGCCGTATCCTAAATTTTTACTTGCTTCAGTACTAAGACCAGCAGAGTATGGGTCATAAAGAGCATTTATACCATAGTTAGCACCAATGACACCTTCTTTGTTTACGCCACCAACAAATGCAATGATTTCAGCATCAGATGCGTTAGCCAAATCTTTTGCTTGAACGTTAGTACCAAGTATTCCAGCACCTAGAATGCCTTCTGCAAAAGGTTTTCCAGCCTTGATGTTTGCTCTGATTGTTTCAACAACTTTTTTCTCCGCTGCAGCATCACGTTCAAATGGCTTGCCACCTGTACCAACTGGAGTTCTTATGCCAAGGCTAGCAAGTTCTCCTGCAATAGCAGCATAATTCTGAACAGGCGCAGCCTGGGCTTGTTCCTTAGATACCTCTTGTCCATTTTCATAAAGTTTATTATTAATAAGACCATTGGCTAATTGTCCATTTAAATAAAGTCGTTCAACAATATCTTTTGGATTATTGCCGTAATACTCAACATCAGTATCAGGTACTGGTCTACCACTATAACGATTAATAGGAACTAAAGTTAACCCAGTACTTCTAGGTCTATCGGCTTTTTGTACTTCTCCATAAACTGCTTGTGAGTATGCGCCAAACTTTATATCAGCCATTATATTAGTTCCCAATCTTGTAGTACTTTGCGACCAATAGCATCTAATGAAGCCTTAGCATTCTTTGTATAAAGCCATTCTTCTGTACTCTTGATAGCCTTTTCTTGCTCCCACAATGGCATAATTTCTGGCATTTGAGTTTTAGGATTGACATATCCAGTAATTTTTTTGAAAGTAGGGTCATCATTGCCGATTGCATCAGCATCTTTTTCAAGATAGTTAGCCAATAGTTGACGTGTGGCTGAGGTCTGTAAATTAAATGACCTACCAGCCTCTATGCCTTTGGCATAAGCAGGATATGCAGAGATGGCAAAACCTTTAAGTTCTTCTTCCACAGATTCTGAAGTTAGAGTTCCAGATAGTAATCCAGTAGAAACTTTTTCCCAATAATTTTTAGGCAAAATATTATTAACACCCTGGTCATAGGCATACTCTTTAAGGGTATTAACAGCACCGAGGGTTGTTCCACCAATTTTGCCTAACTTACCAGAGTTAAGAATTGTAATTTCAAGTTGTGTGTCAGAATCACCTTTGAGATAGGAAGCCTCAAATAAGGCTTCTATTTCTGGAGTAATAGTAAAACCTTTTTGTGTGAGTCTTACTTTCTGTGCTTGTTTCCAAGCATCATATTCTTGAGCATATACACCAGGCTGGGTCTTTTGTTTTGTCTGACGGGACTGAGCATTACTTGTTAGATTTTTAAAGTAATTAGTATTGAAGTACAGCATTCTGGCTGCTGCAATATTACCCTTAACAAACTCATCAAAAACTACTTGCAAATCAGGAAACGCTTTAAGTACTGTTTCTGTAATACCTAAAGCAAGAGCAGCGGCAGTTCCTTCTTTCTTTAAAAGTTCTAGCCGTGCCTTTTCTGCTGCAGCAGCAGCCGCTGCTTTTTCTGCTTCTGAAGCAGCAGCAGTAGTAGCACCCCAAGAGGTAGCACCAGTTGACGGACGACCGTTAGGGTACTTTTTTCTAAATGCTTCAAACGCATCAATCTTGGCACGACCTTCAGGCATAGCCTCAATAGCAGCAAGTTCTGAATCGTATGTATTTGCTGCTGCTTGGCTGGCTACTGTTACGGGAGCAACATTAGCAATAGTTGCACTAGGGCGACCATTAGGGTATTTTGCAGCAAGAGCATTCTCTGCTCTTTCTCTATCTGCACCAGTAAGAGTTTTAATGCGTGCTAACTCTTGGTCGTAAGCAATCTGTTCGGGTGTACTAGTTTCAGCCATTATACTATTGGTGCTCCTAATCCGTCTAGAAATGCTAAGAAATCAAAATTCTTTTTATACTTAGTAGCACCAGGTAATTCTTTTTCAATCATACCTGGTAGTTCAGCACGTATCTGAGCCTCGCTAAACGGCACACTTGTCTCACGGACAGTAACTCCACCTACTTTTTTCATAGTAGTCAAGGTACCTTTTTTAATCTGGTCCATATACATATCTGTTTTTTGCTTAATAAAGTTTTCTGCTTCAGTTGGTGACATATCTGTTGTAGCAGTATAGGAATCTCTGACAATAGCCTCTACCACATCACGGTCCATTAGGTTAACGTCACGGAGTGGGTACATATCTCCGCCATCTTTTTTGCCAGAAGCAGGGATGCCCTTTAACCAACTAGTAAATGTAGGGAACTTAGTCTTATTGTCAATACGGTATGAGTCAACCGTATCTACAGTGTACTCATTGGCTACTTTAAGAATGGCACTAGTAATAGCCTGTTCGCTACGAGTTGTATATTCCCGTTCCGACATATAACCAAGGTCAAATAGAGTCTTACGCAGACCTTCTTTATTGTTCTTAAAATAAGTACGGACTTGTTTAACTATTGCATCGCCATTAACAAGGTCATAGTCCACGCCATTATCAGCAACAATTAAAAATCGTTGTTCAGGCTCATTGCCAACAATTTCTTGCAACTGTCGGACATTGCCATAGGTATCAAAAGATATAAAGAATTTAGGCTTAGCACCACCAAAATCAGCAGCAAGAGATTTATTTTGCTCAACAGCACCTTGTTGAGAAACTAATCTTTTTTGTTTTGTCTTTTGAGCACTCTGACGCAACTTAGCACGTGCGGCAACATCTGTACTATTTGGCATTATTACCTTCCTGCTCCTGCTTGAACTGCATCTCGTGAGTATGAATTAAGTAGTGGTCTAAATACCACTCGGTTTGCTTCATTAACCGCTGGGTAAGCCTTTGCTAACTGATTAATAATTGACTGCACTTCTTCCCGTTGCTGTTCCTTTAGCGAACTAAAGTCATAACGGCGAGAGTTATAGTCATCTGTAGCATTGGCTACAAAGTTAGCAACTTCTTCTAGGGCTATCTGCATAGCCTGTTTAGTCTTAGCATCGGCTGGATTGCGCTTATCCTGATTAGCCTCAAACAAAGCCTTAAACTTAATTCTTAGTGCACCCTGTTCATTGATAGAACCATTAACCTCAGCCTGCAAATATGGGTTAGCGGTTGTCATATCCTTTTTAGTTTTGGCTGCAATGTTAATTAACTCTTTACGTTCCTGGGTAATACCAGTAGTAGCAAGACGCTTCTCTAGTTCTTGCTGTACGCCAAAGTATTTTTCTTTATCTACGGCTACCTGCAATTTAACTAGGTAATCTTCAAAAGAAGGAATGTTAATAAGGTCCTGTGACTCTAGGAAGTT